GCTGCAAAAGGTGATATTAAGTACTTTATAAAAAGTAAAATTAAAAAACCCAGAGGCAGAAAGTAATGCCTGGTGGACTTAAAAAAAAATCACTAAGAACTGAATTAGATTTAACTCCAAAACAAAAAATGTTTGTGGAGATATATGTTGCTGACTGGGGTTCTATTACTCAAGCGGAAGCTTTAAAACGTGCAGGTTACGTTTGCACAAATGAAAAAGATTATGGTTCTGTTGCATCTAGAATGTTATCTAGAAAACACAGCCCACACATAGCTAAATATTTTGATAAATTATTTGAAGTAGAAACAAAAAAATACACAAGTGACAACCTTAGAAGATACAAAAGGTTAGAAAGAATTGCTGACAAGGCAGAAAAAGAAAAACAATTCGCTGCCGCTATTAATGCTGAGTATAGATCCGGTCAATTAGCCGGAGCTTATGTTGATAGGAAAGAAGTAACTGTTAGTGGTTTGGAGGGTATGTCACGTGAGCAACTTGAAAAAAAGCTCGAGGAACTATCAAACAAAATCGATGGCCACAATGCCAAGACGATTGAAGTTGAGTCCGAAGACGTTGCAGAAATTGAACAAGGCTAGCTGGTCTGAGTGGTTGCCTGTGTTTAATCAAGTACACAACTCCACCATGTTTACATCTGTTGGAACAATTAAGGTAGTTATTGATGAGTAAAAAAAAGAGACAGCAATCTAAAATACTTAACTTTGATTTTAAGAATCTCGGTAATAAAATTGAGGATTACGCTTTTGTAGAAATAGAGTGGATGGATATCGAAGGTGATGCTGGTTGGAGCAGCACAAAAGATTTAAGTAAAGAAATGTTACCTGTATGTGTATCCAAAGGTTACTTACTTAGTCAAAAGAATGGTATCACAAGAATATTTAGTGATTACATCAAGTCTAAAGATAAGCCAACATTTGATAATATCGGTGCAACAACTATTATCCCAACAGCAGTTATTAAATCAATTAGGAAAATTAAATTATAAAAAACTTACTTAATCATGTCTAATAAAAATGGGGAAACAAGACTATGGCAAAAGGTTAAGAAAGGACTGACTGATTGCTTCTTAACTCGCATAGAATCTAGCACAATCAATGGTATTCCAGATATACACGCAGTCATGTCCAATCAAGTATTTTGGATTGAAATGAAATCAGATTCACTCAGTTATCCCAAGCTTAATAAATGGCAAATTGTATGGATCAATAAATATATAATGGCTGGTGGCAAAGTTATTATCTTGAAAGAGACCCTCTTGCAGAAGTCTCTTAGACTGTACAGACCGGTGTCCGTTTTCACGGATCCTCGTTCCCTCGTCCCGTTTGCCTCGTTCTCGTTCCCGTTACAATGGCCAATGGTCCAGCGAAGGATGCTAACAGAGCTGGGATCCAGTCCTGATGCAGCGTAGCTCTCGTTCTCGTGCCCTGGCCACTGATCTTTTCCCTCTTTGTTTGATCAGTGGCCTGGGGACCAGCAGCAGGTGAAGCTCTCGTTTCTCGTTCTCGTTTATGGACAAACCTCGTTCTCGTTTACTGGCCACTGGTGAGCCCCCGCAGCGTCAGCTTCAGGGGACGTCCAGCTCAGGAGAACTTCGTGGTTGACAGGTATCCCATGATGTCGTATGGTGCGATAAACAAAGGAGAATATATGGCAATAGATTTTGATGCACTGGATCTCGTTCGAGGAGAGAACAAAGCTCGTTCTTACAACACTAAGTTAGATGGGCTCCAGCAGCAGGTTACCAGTCTTCAGGAGCTGGTAACTCAGATGATAAAAGAATTACCCGATGAAAAGAAATGGTCGTTCGAAGAAAGATTAAAAAAAATAAAAGAAATGGGTTGACAGGTCTCCCATCGTGTCTTATATATACATCGCACCTTCAGGTGAGACTGTTATGCCATGGCCGCGCAAGTGTCTTGTTCCACCTGATGGTGTTTAACCAAAGGAGAACTACATGATAAGTAAAAAACTAATACAGCAGATGAATGATTACTATGGTACAGAGTACATCAAAGACGAATCAAAGCCTAAGGAAGACAAACCTGAAGAAGGAAAAGTATACGCGCTTACCGGTGGCACCGGATCTCGCTGCATCGCTAATGGAAATACCTGGAAAGAATCGGAGGTGAAGGATGACGGTCCCGCAGCAGAAGCTGCAGGAGAGTGACCATCGTTGTCGTCTGGCTGTGCCTTCTCTTCATGTTCCCAGGACTCACCTTAGCGGGCACTGGGATCCTGATGCTCTCGCTCGTTGGTATACTCTGATGCCCACATGTCGTCTCGTTTCTAGAGCTGGCCCCATGCAGCACCAGCTACCAATGGAGTACAGGACTGGCGCTGGAAGGTCTGATGGTAAAGCTCGGTCTCGTTTGAGTGAATGGATAACATCTGTGTTGGATTACTATAGAGCTGAGCCCCAGCAGGTGAAACTGCTGTGGTAAGAATGGTTGGGTTTCTAGTTTAGAATGATTCTAAAAGATAATTGTTGCATTGATATATAAGATACGATAAGACATTAGACTTAATCAACAAAGGAGAAAAAAATGGGATTAGATCAACACGCACATCTTCGAGGTGAGCAAATAGATTGGAAGAAATATTACTCTGATGATGACGATCAAGAGAATATTTTTGTCTGGAGAAAACACGCAAGGCTTCAGCAGTTCATGGCTACCAAATGGAATGAACAAAACACAAGTCATAAACACGAAGGCGACTTAGGTCATTTAGGTTTCAATGGAGATTGTGAAGCACCTTGTTATATGACAGAAGAAGTAGTCAAAGATTTAGCAGAAGCTATATCAAATGACTTCAAAGATTACGAGGCAACAGATGGGTTTTTCTGGGGTCAACAGTTCCAAGAGGAAAGCGTCAAAGAGTACAAAGAACAAGATGTCAAGTTCTTGAAGTTCTGTGAACAAGCTATCAATGAGAAAAAGGTCGTTGAATATTGGTGTAGTTGGTAATGGCTAAAAATAAAATTAACGAGGCGACAGATGTCGCCTCGTCTCGTTCTCGTTGTGGCAAGGTTGATAAGGATAAAACTAAACAACTGACAGCAGACGGCACAGCGTGGGAAGAAAATTTCATTAATTTTCTTACAAATAAAATAGATAAAATAGAGGGGTCGGAGAATGTTAGTATTAGTATTAATGGAGATAAGCCAAAGCCTATTAAAGAGATTAAAAAAAAGATAAATTAACTATTGCATAAGATTACATGAGATGTATAAAGAGAGGGTATTTATAAAAATACATAACTTAACAAAGAGGTAAAAATGCAAACAGCAAAAAAGCTAAAGCAAGACGAAAAAAAAGTAGTCCTAGCTTATGCAACACTAAAGCTAAAAGCAAATAGACTTAACAAAGAGTTAGATAGCATGAAAGAACATGTTGTTAATCTATTTGATAGAACAAACCAAAACTTAATTATTGTTCAAGACGAGCATGGAAATAGTTTTGGATTACAAAAGATTAACAGAAAAAGAAAATCTTTTGATAAAGATAAATTTAAATTATCACATTTAGATTTATGGAATGCACACCAAAAAGAAATAGAGTATGCTGAGTATAAAGCTATTGGCGAGGTATCAAATGCCCAATAATGATTTGATAAACATAGCTAATGTATTGAGTGAAAAGTTAAACTCTAATGCACCTACATCACTAGCTGACATGGTGGTGGACAATGGACAGAAAAAACAACTCAACTATGAAATCATGTTCCAACTATTAATGGGCGAGTGTGAAAAGCACATACTTGAGAATGTTGGCAACCCATTGGTTGACGAGTTCAAGGACAACATCTTGAAAAAGTTTAGTACACTTGTTCAAGCAATACATAACACAGACTAATTAAACACTAATCAATGGCGAGGCTATGCACCTCGCCATTGGTGTATCTAGCCTACACCTGTTGCAAGGCTCATAATCAATCTTAAAATCGTTTTAAAATTTACCTGTCCTGGATTTCGCGTTGCCAGGCTAGGTTTTTAAAGGCGAAAGGGTTTACAAAGTAGGATATACAAATATACTAGGGTCCCAAACGAGATGAAAATAGAAAACTTAAATGAAGAAGAATTAAAAGATATAATTCTAAAAAAACAATTAGAGTGGATCAAGTTATGCCAGGATAATTTTTTAGTTTTTGCAGAGTCTGTTTGGCAAGATTTTATTTATCGTAAAACAAAGGACCCAAAGAAGTTCGGGCACCATCAGATTATTGCAGAATCTTTCGAAGAGATTGCTGACGGAGAAGCAAAGAGGCTCATAATCAACATGCCACCACGTCATACTAAATCTGAATTTGCTTCTTACTTATTCCCCGCTTGGTATATTGGAAAGTATCCAAAGAAAAAAATTATGCAGGTATCACACAACGCTGAACTTGCTTCAAGATTTGGTTCTAAGGTTCGTAACTTAATGAACACTAAAGAGTATAAAGAAATATTTGGAAGTGTTACACTTAGGGAAGACAGTAAAGCAAAAGGCAGGTGGGAAACCAATCATGGTGGTGAATACTTTGCAGCGGGAGTTGGCGGATCTATCACAGGTCGAGGGGCCGATTTGCTTATTATTGATGACCCACATACGGAACAAGATTCCTTGTCCGATACAGCAATGGAACGTGCTTATGAATGGTACAGTTCAGGACCCAGACAACGTTTACAACCCGGTGGCCGTATTCTTGTAGTCATGACCCGTTGGGCAACTGACGATTTAACAGGTCGCCTGGTAAAGGCTCAATCAGAACCTAAAGCAGATCAGTGGGATGTAATTTCTTTTCCTGCGATAATGCCAGACGATAAACCTGTATGGCCTGAGTATTGGGGTAAAGATGATCTGGATGGTGTGAAAGCTTCAATCTCAATGAAAAATTGGAATGCACAATATATGCAGGACCCAACTTCAGAAGAGGGTGCAATTATAAAAAGGGATTGGTGGCAAAATTACGATAAAGAAAATTTACCAAAATTACTACATGTCATACAATCTTATGATACTGCATTTTCTAAAAAAGAAACTGCCGATTACTCAGCTATCACCACCTGGGGGGTATTTGAACCTATAGAAGGTTATGAGAAAGCAATTATATTATTAGATGCTCAAAAGGGTAGATATGATTTTCCAGATTTAAAAAATGTAGCTTTAGAGCAATATCATTACTGGGAACCGGAAACCGTTATAATTGAAGCAAAAGCTAGTGGTACACCACTAATTCACGAACTAAGACGAGCAGGAATTCCTGTAATTGATTATGTTCCAGCTAGAGGTCGAGACAAGCATACTAGAATAAATAGCTGTGCACCTGTCTTTGAGTCTGGTATGGTGTGGGCACCTTTAGAAGAACACTGGGCACAGGAGGTGATTGAGGAGTGTGCAGCGTTTCCTAACGGACAATACGATGACTATGTTGATTCTATGACCCAAGCTGTGTTAAGATATCGACAAGGTGGATTTGTTTCAACATATTCTGATGATTGGGATGATGACCACATTAAAGTAGAAAAAGAATATAAATATTATTAGGAG